GTTGAAGACGATGAGATGCAAATTAGAAAAGTTGTTCGCCACTTAATTCAAGAAGCAAAAAAAGATATTGAAGATACTCCTCACTCTTCAACAGCAATTAATATTCTTGAAGACTTACTTAAGCAAATTCTCCCGAATCTTGAAACAGAATTTAAAACACTAACAACTGCCAGGGAACAGCGCGATTCTTTCAGAGCACATGTTGTTAATGCCGTTTCTACGCTTTTGGACACCGAAGATATTAATAAAGCTGGCGGAGCCGCTGGCGAAGAAGAAGGATTAATTAGTTTAGACGAAGAAGAAGGCGATATCGAAGAAGAGGTAGATATTAAAGTATCCGATGTTGATGCTCCAGCTGATGATAAATTTATTGATATAGAAGCTGAACCCCAAGAACCAGAAGAGCCAGATACATTTGGTATTGAAGGCCAAGATGCAACTGGACGAGCACTCGCACAAGAAGCTTTTAATAATATAGAGAAAAATATTACTGAAACTTATGCTATATTGCATGATGAAAGTGATGAAAAACTTTTTCAAGATTATCTCATTACAAATTTAAAATTATATTTTGATAAATGGGAACAAGAACTTGGAGCAGTAACGGAGCCAACAACAGATGAATATGAAGCAGAAAAAGACGAAGACGAAGCTGGCACTGAAGCTGGCGCAGAATTTGACGCAGAACTTGGTGGAGAACTTGGTGGAGAAGCACCCGCAGCGGCGGGAGCAGGCGAAGAAGTTATTTAACGAGGCTTTAATGAAATTTGAAAAAATTGGTACGGATATTGGCAAACTTGTAGACGAAAAGAATATTGCATACGGTAGCGCATTCGAAAAATCAGAAGAAATATTAAAAGTATTATATCCAGACGGAATTGAACCCAAGCAATATAAAGACATGCTGGCGGTCACACGAATTGTAGACAAATTATTTAGAATAGCAACACAGAAAGAGGCTTTTGGAGAAAGTCCTTTCAAAGATATAGCAGGTTATGGTATATTGGGAGTTGCTAATGATCAAGAAGAACAAGAATAGCGGGACCAACCGTTATTATTCACTTTCCAACAAATTAAGAAAAGAGGGGAAATCAAGCGAAGAGTTTGAAATCCTTTTTAATAACCTTTCGTTAGAAGAGGTTATTGGCCTGAAGCTTGAATTAGCTTCAAAATTTGGCTTAAGGGGGAAGATGTATGGATTGCCCATTTGGTATTCTTTACGCACCATCGTAAAAGACGCAGTTTTAAAATATGCAGTATCTGCTACACGATCTAAACGTGAAGCAGCAAGATTTTTAGGACTTCATGAACAAAGCCTCCATCTTTTGATAAAAAAACATAAGGTTGACAATTATTTTAAAGAAGAGGTTGACAAGGAACCATAAAAATGCTATTATATGGAAGTTAAATAGACGAATAGAGTACCAAAGCGAGATAAATCTTATTGTGTTTAAATAAACATTTATTTAAATTAATACCACCCTTCAATGGCTTTATTAGAAGGTGCCTTTTTTGGCAGTTGAAATAAGCCTAGCGTTGTTGTTGTGACGAAAACGACAATCTTGCGGTACTTTATTTTATTACTATTTATTACGGGGGCGAAATGGCTTCGACTAGATGAGGGAGATATTTTGTGCAAGGATGTATGAGCAAACATTATAAGGCTCGAAACAATAGCTGCAAACGATGTAGCACTACCAATGGCTGCGTAAGCTATGGCGGGGTTTCCGGTTTCCTTGTTACCCAAAACCGGGTTAACAATTTTTAAACCTTGTATATCGCAAAATATTAAAGCATTTAGGACTGCGGTTCGATACCGCACGCCTCCATTAATAAAGTAAAAGAATAGGAAAAGAAATGAGCAAACCATCTCCAGCATCAGAAATCAAACTAAACCTATTTGAATATATCTGGGCAGGAATCATTTATGGACACGGTGTAGACGGTGTTGCCAAAATTCATTTGAAGAAAACACCAGCAGAGCAAATGGCAGAAGATTTCTTTGAGTGGATCAAAAAAGAAAAAGGTGCTACGTATTTTTCATTGAACAGCGATAGAACATCAAAGTATAATGTTTGGTGCGGTCAAGGAGGCTTTGTCTTCACGAATGAAAAATACGAACCACACGAATTTGACGATTTGGTCGTCATAACTTATTAAGGAGATTAGAAAATGAGTAATAAAAAAGTAGATGGAACACTGTGTTTCTTTCGGCACACGCAGGGGAATAACACAGGAGAACTGGTATCAGTTGCAGTGGATATTGAAAAGGAAGAAGATAGAAAGCAATTTATCCCCCTGTTTCAGCGTTTGCTAAAATACCCAGAATTTGTAAGAGCGATGGAGGAGAAATAAAATGGCAGATTTCAACATCACAGACCCAGAGATCATCAAGATGCTCAAAGGGTTAGCCGAAGAAGGAAGGCAAGGGGTTGCCGATCAGATCCAAGAATCGTTGGATTCAGGTGAAGTAAGGCAAGTGACTGAAGAAAAAGAAACAAAGATTAGAAACAGAACAAAAACAGATTTGTGCTGGGAACGTTCAATAGAGCGATTAGCACCAACTGAATATAAAGGCAAGCCAATGGGTTTTGGCGGCATCATCAACATAAGCGAAAGTATTATGCCTGATGGTGAGGGCATTTATTATCTTATTGCGACAGGTTCAGCTTATGTTTATGCTGATGATGAGGGAAAGATACAAGATCACTTCATTAAGTGGAATGAAGATAACCCAGATGTGAGAGATAGAGAAGATTGTTGGAGTAGTGATTATTACGGAGAAGAGAAATGAGATCGTGGATTGAAAAATTAGAACAAGAAAATAACGAACACCAAAGAGAGATTTTACGTTTAAAATCCCTCAATCGCAGAGCAGCAGAAGAAATTAGAGATCTTGACGATATTCTTATTGATTGCGTTGAGAATAATAAGGTTCCAAAATACGATGAGAAAGATCCAATGTTCGCAGGTTTTTCTTCAATAAACTTATTGAATAGATTGGATGCAAAAACAAGTGGCGGATATATTGAAAATTATCCAGATCTCTGCCTTAAACTAAAAGAACTTGATGGTTGGTATAAAGCAGAACACCCAAGTTTTTATCAATCAGTAAATAAGGTTATTGACGATCACAAAGAAACATTACAAAAGTTAGCGGACAATCCATCTCCTTATAAACACAAAACAAAAGATTGTGTTTATTTCCAAGAAACTGGTGGAATGTCTTGTCCAGATTGTGACGAAGAACCATTTAATGAAAAAAGCACATCGAATGAAGAACACACACCAGAGTGCAAATGGCACAAAGATTGGCACGCTTGCGATTGTGGAGCGTTTGATGCGCAGAAATAGCGCTTTTGTGCGCGGCAAATCGGCTAGTTGCTCAAAAGTGCGCATCAAAGCAGCCAAGCAAGTGATGGAACAACACAGCAAAGCACTTGAGAAACTTGCGGAGAGCGAAGAATGAGCAAAGATACAAAAGGTAACCACCCGGCCCCAAGTGAGGATAGTTTGTTACAAAGTAAAATCTGTCGCCTTGAAGGGCTTGCGGGTTCGAGTCCCGCCTTCGGTACCAAAATAAACCTTAACTTTTTAATTAATGTTGTTATTGTTATAATATAAACCGAGAGAGGCAAAAATGATACTTTACATTTTAGAATTAGCGTCATCGTATAGCGATGATCTGTATCGTTTGGGTTGTTTTCCCAGCGATGTCATTTATGGATTAACAGATACGGGCCAGGTGATCTTCAACGCCCTATGCATTGCGTAGAGAGGAAAAACTGAATGAAACTTTATCTTTTAACGCAAGACGAGAACCAAGGTGACGAATCATTTGATTCTTGTGTTGTCGTTGCCGAGAACAAGGCAGCTGCACAAAAAGTACATCCCATGGGTGACTGGGATCGGGTCGATGTTTGGACCTATAACCCGGAAGACGTGGATGTGTATTATCTAGGTAATGCACGGAAGGATTTAGAAAAAGTTGGTTTTTCATTAAAAGTTAACAATGTAATTTGTTCAAGTTTCAACTAATCTCTAGTTACACGAGAGGACGGTTGAATGGACAAAGCTGATGTCGAGTTGATAAAGGAAAAATTAGAGGAATGTTTAAAGTTCGTCACCGTGGAGAATGGTTCTATATACCTTTCTTTGAGAATGACAATGATACATGTAAAAGAATACCTCAATGAAGAGAATGGAAAAAAAGAATAAGAAAAGTGTAGAGTACATCCACACTTGGACGGGAAAAGAATTTAACTTTTTAGATGTAAAGACTGAAGACATATGTATCGAAGATATCGCACATGCTCTGTCACTCCAATGTAGGTTTAATGGCCATATTGGAGAGTTTTATTCAGTTGCAGAACACAGCATGATGGTTGCAGATCTCGTTGCGGAAGAAACGGAGGATCCAACAGTTATCCTGACTGCGCTACTTCATGATGCTTCTGAAGCTTACCTGGGAGATATCGTATCTCCATTAAAACAATTTCTTCCAGATTATAAAAAGTTTGAGTTAATGGTCGAAGAAAAGATTGCAGAGAAGTTTTCTCTTATATTTCCTTTTCCAGAAGTTGTTGGCAAGGCCGACAAAGAAGCTTTCGAAAAAGAAATTAAGTTTTTGGCACCACATGCAGAACAAGATTCATTAAGACACATAAATATGATGGATGACATAGAGAATAATTTCCTTAATTACTTTAAGGGCTTGATGGAAACTGTTTGTATAAATGGCGAAGAATAAACTAAAAGTCGGCGATCTGGTTATAGTAAGAGAAGCTCGGTCCATGGGTGGCCTTCCTAATGGAACTATTGGGCTAGTAGTAGAAGAATTGCCAGGTGTCCCGCCGACTTCACCCGGTACCGCCCAACCGCGCTGGTTCGTACAATGGTTCACACATAAACAATGGTTCACACATAAACTTTACGCGGGAACAACATTTGGCCATGGCCTGGAGGTTATAAGTGAAGGTGGGTGATTTGGTAAAAACCGATGGCTTGTTAGCTACATCGCCGCCTGAATATGGCGTCATTGCGCGCCTACCCTATGATATTAGTAGTTCCGGTCAAGGCTGGGAGTTTAATGCACGATGCATCGATGTTTTGTGGTTTGGTAGCGAAAAGCCCAGCCGTGTTGATTATTCAGCTATTGAAAATGGTTCTGTAGAGGTTGTAATATGATAGGAAATCTTGTAAAAGACAGATACTCAGAAATAACTGGGATTGTTTTATCGGAAACTATTGATTCAATGTGGGAGGTATACTGGTTCGAACCATCTGAGGGAATGAAGCTGGGTAGAAATCCATATATTTCATGGCGGCCAGACGAAACAATCGAGGTCATAAGTGAAAGTCGGTGATTTAATTAGGGTTTATGATCCTGATGAGCGTTTCCCTGTGACTTATTCGGCATTAGGCATAGTCACTGGTATTAAATATAAGACCATCGTCCCAGATTCATATCGGATATTTAACATATATACTGACGAGGGGCACGTGACTTTTGATGAGCCATATTGGGAAGCAGAAATAATAAATTCTGTTTGACTTAGTAAAAATAGTCACTATATTATGCATGTAGGAGTAAAAAATGAAAAATAACATAGCAAAAGAGGCTGACAACCTGTTTAGAATTTTAGTGTTTGCTGGGGTGATTTCTATCCTGGCCCATGGCCTAGCCGTATAAAAAACGGAGAAAATAATGAAAATCGGTGACCTTGTAAAAGATAATCACGATGGCAGCTATGGTGTCGTCGCTAGCGAACCGTATACTGTGAGATGGTCGCGTGACCCAATCACCGAGACGGAAAATTGCATCGATATTCTGTGGTCTGGCGATAAGAAAGCATTGAGGTGCGAATTTGTGGCCATAGACAAAGGCTGGGTTGAGGTAGTCAGTGGTTAAAGAATGGTTTCTTTATGTCCTACGATGTAGCGACGGCACGTTATACACCGGCGTGACCACTGACATTTCCAGGCGACTGAATGAACATAACACGAGCAAACGTGGTTCGAGATACACGAGATCTCGCCGCCCAGTGGAATTGGTATACTGCGTGGACTTTGAGAATCAATCGACTGCACAGATAGCCGAATATAATTTTAAGCAGTTAACACGAAAACAAAAGGAAAAGGTTATCAATGAAAGTCGGTGATTTAACGAAGTTGTCTATAAGAAAAACCCGTAAAGGTTTGCCTTATGAGAGTAAAATTGGTTTGATAACCAAAGTCCACGTACAGGAGTTGTGGGGATGTGTTGATGTAAATTTCGGTGGCGTTTCATATAGATTCAAGCATACTGATTTAGAGGTCGTCAGTGCATGTCGGTGACGTAGTAAAATTAAGGCCTTTTTATGCACACTCCGGTTATCCAACAGATGTCTATGGTATTGTATTAGAATTATATGAGGATGATGACGGCTTCTATTGGTATAAAGTCCGGTTTGAACTGTTATATGAATGGTTCAAAGACTATGAATTGGAGTCGATAAGCACAACTCAGTCCGTTGACCATTGAAAAACGGTGCCTATAATAATAGTATGAATATAGGCGATTTGATAAGAGATTTGCGTTGGCCCGAGGACGGCATTGGAATGATTCTTGAGATCGTAGATCGCAGGAAAAAAGAACCCTACCTAGTTTTATGCACCGATGGAAAACCACATTGGCTTCCAAAGAAATACGTCGAAAGAGGTTGTGAGGTCATTAGTGAAGCTAGTTAGAGACTTTATTCCCCTTATCATCGAGAAGGACGGGAGGGCTTGTGTTTATCACGTTGCCAACTATGACGAATATAAAGCGCGTTTATATGAAAAGATGCGCGAAGAGCTTGATGAATTTGTTAATACACCGTGTTACGAAGAGGCAGCGGATATGTGGGAAGTTTTCCTTTCAATTTGCGAGTTACACGAGATAAAGATGCCTCGTTTAAAGTTGGCTGTAGAAAATAAGCGAAAAGAACGAGGCGGATTCAAGGATAGAATCATATTGGAACAGTATGAAAGTCGGTGACCTAGTAAAATGTGTTCACGATGATGACGTTGGAATAATCACAGATTTATATGAATGTAAGAAGAGTACCGTAGTCACAGTTCGGTGGGCCAAGTTTCGCACGCCAACACAGGAAACTGTTGGCGAGTGGGGTATGGAGTTGCTAAATGCAGCTAGCTAAAGTTGGCGATTTGGTTGAGCTTTTGGATCGCGCACCGACGTCAGATCCTGATGGCGGCTACGAGCATTGGCCTTCCGGCATTATCGGCATTGTAACCGACAAGGAAGATCTTACACAAATGCCTATCGTTACTTGGTTGAATATTGAAGAGGTTAGGGACACGTGGCCTCAAAAGATGCTCAAGGTCATCAGCGAGGCTCCAATTGGATAGCTTGTTGCGATTTTTGATAGGATACATGGAAGACACCCACACCCGCCTTCTCGAAGAGGATAAAGAGGTCGCTGCCATCGTGTTCAAGAACTTGGAATCATTAAAGAAAGACTTGAATGATCACATTGAATTCTTTCCTGTGTTTTTTCCCATTGACGATGAATAGCTTGTTCCTATAGTTGTTGTGTAATTGATGGATGGAGGACAAAATGTCCTGGAATAATACTGTTAGATGTGGTCATTGTTATGAATACGGTCACAACCGCGCAAGCTGTGCTGCTCTTCGCGAGCAATATGAAAGTTGGCTTAGTTCAGATAATTCATACGAGCGCCGCAATGCCGAAAGGTATTTCGAAAAAAAGAAGCGCAAAGCCGAAAGAGCAAACAATCGCAAATGCTCCTACTGTAGCCAGCCCGGTCATACGAAGCGAACTTGTAGCACCAGAAAAGCTGACGTTGACGTCTATGCTGGCATGATTTACGAAGGTCGCGAGAGGTTGCACAAATCTTTTCACGAGAAAGGCTTTGGCGTCGGCGCTCTTATCTCACACACCACTAACGACTGGGATTCAGACACGAGGAGCCACGTCGAAAATGTGTATCTTGGGATTGTTACAAGTATAGACTTCGATAGGCTTTCACACCAAATGATTGTCGGTGGTGACGAAACCATGCTCTCAGCAACCGTGACAGCCGTTTCGTATGTTAACCATCCAAAAGGTGTTGTCAATGGCCGAGCGCCGCTACCAATCAGAGCGATGGATTTCTGGAACACGTTGGATGAAACCTACGATTATCGCCAATTTTCTTCTGGTAAAGCGAGATCCGCCCGTATTAAGATTGTAACGCCGCTTGATGAGAAACAAAGAGGTCTTATACCTTGCCCGCCTTCATATGAATCGTGTGAAAAGATGGCTCAGGGACTGATCGATGAGTGTGGCAAAGAGCGCTGGCGTTTACCACGTGATCTGCATGACGAACTTAATAAAAGAGGTATCACGGTATGATGGATATCTTGAAAAGGCTTGAAGATTTTTTGATGCACATGGTTCGGGTGTGTTTAATAGCCGCCCTGGCCATCATTTCTTACGGTTTGCTTTAATTTTTCTTGTCCAAGAGTCGGTTGTGCCTATAGTTAGAGTGTAACCGATTGCTGGAGTCAAAAATGACTGACAAAATTCAAGAAAGGCTAGAAAAGCTAACTCAAGAGAAACTTCTCACTGACTGGGAACGTAATTTCCTAGACTCCCTTTCTCAGCAGGTTGGCAAGGGTCGCAACCTGTCACATCGTCAGAATGGCACCCTCCAGAACATCGAGTCCAAGTACAGCGAAGACAAGAAAGCTGCGCTTCGCAAGTGGAAAGAGGAATACACGCCTGAAATGCGTGAAAAGATGGTCATCATGGCTAGCTATTACCTTAATAATCCTCCGTACTTCCAGGATTTGGCTCGACGAGTTTTGGACGAAGAAGTTTACATCCCAACGGAGAAAGCATTCCGCGCTATGTGCGAGAATAAATACGCGGTTAAGGTCATCGATATCGTCAAAACTGATCCGATTTATGCTGTTGGTTCCATGGTCCGTATTCGAGCCAACGCCAATGGCCATGCTGCACGTTATAGGAACAAAATGGTGATGGTATTGGAGCATGACGCGACCAAGCTAGCTTCGGCTGCTAAAAATGCGCGACCCGTGTACGTCATCCCCGTTGGTGCGTCTGCACCCTTCTGGACTGAAGAAAGATACTTGAAAAAAGTTAAAAAAACTGGTTGACCATGGTAAGCTGGTTCCTATCTTAGTAGTGTAGACGGAAACAATATTTATTAACCTAGTTACTCAAGGAGATGTAACATGGCCATCGATTTCAAAACATTTAATCAAGTTGCCCCGCACGTCGCGGCGGTTCGCAAGCCAATTCTTCTTCGTGGCCGACATGGTGTCGGCAAATCCGAGGTTGTTTATCAACTTGCAAGTTTGCTTTGCAAGCCTGTTATCGAGCGCCGCGCTTCACAAATGACTGAAGGCGATCTGGTCGGTCTTCCCAAGACTGATGGGGACGTTACTTCATTTTGTCCACCTGATTGGTTTCAGACGGCTTGCGACAGTGGTGTTGTCCTCTTTTTCGATGAGGTCGATCGCGCCGTCACAGAAGTGAGGCAGGGTCTATTCGAGCTAACAGATTCACGCAAACTGTTTGGTAATCACCTCCATCCCGATACCGTCATCGTTGCTGCAATCAACGGTGGCGACCACGGTTCGCAATATCAGGTTGGCGAGATGGACCCTGCTGAGCTTGATCGATGGACGGTCTTTGACGTCGAGCCGACGATTGAGGATTGGCTCGACTGGGCCAAGGTCGAGGTCGATGGCGTTGTTTGGGACTTCATCAATCAGAATCGTTCTCACTTGGAGCATCAGACTGATTTCGAGCCTAACAAAGTTTATCCTTCGCGCCGATCCTGGAAGCGTTTCAACGATTGTCTCGTAACCGCTGACTTTCTTTCCGAACATACGGACAAGTCTTCGATTTACCACCTTGCCACTGCGTTTGTTGGTTTCGAGGCTGCTGTTGCTTTCAATGACTTCGTTCAAAACTATGAGCGTCAAGTAACGGTTGAGATGATCCTCGACGATGGTAAGATCGACAAGACGTCGAACTTTGGCATCAACGAGCATTGCGCGCTGATCGAGAAAATCGAAGCTAGCAATGCCTTTGCCGCGGTTCTCGATGAGACTCAGATCCAAAACTTGGCTAACTACTTCGTGTGTCTTCCTTCCGAGCCAGCAATGAAACTCTGGACGTCGATTGGCAAAGGCGTGAATGAGAACGTCATCGCGCTTCACAAGTCAAAGGCCGAAGATGGTACGAAAGTTTCAACTCGCATGGTTACTATGCTCACCGGAAAAAATGAATAGCTATGACTCAACTATGATGCTGTTCAACGCCTGTCCTGAACGGTCTTTAACGGATGTAGAAAGCAGGCTGGGCTAGGTTGCTGGCCCGACGTGGCAACCCTGTTCATTTTTTTCACAAGCACCCCTTGACGATTGTTGAGGGGTGCTTATCTTTACAGTGTAAGACAACTACTTATTAGGGGAGCATCATGTTCAACCTTAACGATCATATCTTTCGCTTGCTTCAAGATGAGCCTTTCTTTGCTTCTCTTTCGCGTAACGTCGATAAGACTGAGGATAAGAACATCCCGACTGCCGGTGTCCGTATCAATCCTGACACGGGTTTCTTTGAGTTGCTTTATAACCCTGAGTTCTTTGAGGGCTTGGAGAGTGATAAGCAGCGCTCCGGCGTACTTGTACATGAGTTTTATCATCTTGTGATGGAGCATATCCTTGGCCGCTTGCCTGATGAACTGGCTGGTATCTTTGAGGGTCAAGTTGATCCTGAGAAGCAAGCCCTGTTCAAGTTGTACAATATCGCAGCTGATCTTTCTATCAACTGTCACATTGGCAAAGAGAACTTGCCTGAAAATGGCTGCTTTCCTGGTCATGGCTATTTCGAGGAGTTTCCAGAATTTCAAAGCACTGAATACTATTACGCAAAGCTGAAAGAAAAGGCCGAGCAGGAAGAAAAAGAGAAAGAAGGAAAACCAGAAGATGGTTCTGGCGAGGATTCTGAGGGCGATTCTAAAGGATCTTTAAGTGATATGGATTCTTTCGATGACCATAGCCAATGGGGCGGAAAAGCCTGCGATACTGCGACAAAAGAGATCGCGAAGCAACGCCTTACCGACGCTGTTAAACAGGCTGCTGACGATGCATCGAAGGTCAATTCTTGGGGGTCCATTTCTTCATCGATGAGAAAAGAGATCATGGATCGGATTTCTCCGGTGCTTGACTGGCGCAAAGTGCTACGTTACTTCGTCAAATGCTCTCAGAGGGCCGAGAAACGCTCCACAGTGAAGCGTCTCAACAAACGCTACCCTTACGTCCATCCTGGCCGCAAAGTCCGTAGACAAGCGAATATTGCCATTTCTATCGATCAATCTGGTTCGGTGTCTGACAGTATGTTAGCGGTGTTTTACTCCGAACTTAACAAGTTGGCTGAGATCGCAACCTTCACGGTCATTCCCTTTGACACGCGCGTTGCCGAGGACAAAGTATATCAGTGGCGTAAGGGTGAAACCCGCAAACGTGAACGTGTTCTCTACGGTGGAACGTGTTTCAATGCTCCTACCGAATACGTTAATGCTGGCAGATTTGATGCTCACATCGTCCTTACGGATATGTGCGCCCCTAAGCCTAAGTCCAGCAAATGTGCCCGCATGTGGATGACGGACGCGGAAAGTGCCCGCCGCCCATACTTCAAGACAAACGAGCGTGTAATCGCAATTGCAAAGTGAGGTGAATTATGGACTGGTACGCGATATATGGAAAAGATTTGAAAAAAGAGGGTGATGAAGAGGAAATTCCTTTTGATTTCGAGGATTTAGACATGTCTGAGCTTGATTCAATCGATGGAAAGAACGGCTGGGGTTCAGGCTCGCTAGAACGGATTTCAACAGAAGTTTCTTCAGATTGGTATTGACCATCGGAAGATCGTTCTTATAGTTGACACAACAACGGAGATGAAACATGTCTGACGAAAAACTCAATGCTACGATAGTTATGGCTGCTGGCGTTCTTAACGCTCTTGACGCTGCCAAACTGCTAGCGAAGCTCGACCCACGGGCGGATCGCTTCGTGAGCAACCTTCAAAGATTGAAGGAAAAGCTGGTGCCTCTACTTCAAGAGGAAAGTGCTAAAATTCTCAAAGAAGAAGAAGAGTTCAACGACTTTTCTAATTCAAAAACTGATTGGATCGAAGGCCGCCGTTAATGTCTGTAGCCGTTGCGTTTCAGGCGCTTGGGATGTTCGTACTCAATTTGGTCTTGACGACTGGAGTTGTGTTCCTATTGTTTAAATACGAAGACAAAAGAAGAAGAAAATGAAAATGAAACCCGGCGATTTAGTAAAACATATTAACGTTCCTTCGTTGGGGATTGGTTTGGTGACGGAAGTCGGCGTACCTAAACACAGTGTTGGAGTTTTGGTGCTTTGGACAACCAGGCGCACTCCCACGGCAGAAGTTAGCGTATGTTTGAAGGTGATAAATGAAAGTCGGTGATTTAGTTATTTATAAACCCCATGCCAGCACTTATGAAGGCACGGGTTTAATACACACGGTAGAACGCGTCGCCATCGGCGTTTACCGTTACAAAATCAGTTGGCCAGCGAAACCAGCGCACATTGGTGAAACAATGACTTGGGAAAGCCCACGAGACTTTGAGGTTCTGAATGCAACCCGGTGATCTAGTAAAAACTACAAGGGCTCGAATTGGTGTTCCTAATAACACCATCGGCCTAATCACAGAATGTCATACGCCTTACGACGATGACATGAATTGGCCCATTTTTATTGTTCAACTGACGGAACACCCTAAATATGGGGCGCGATCTATACGGAGCCTTTCGCGTGACTTGGAGGTTATAAGTGCAAGTCGGTGATTTGGTAAGATGGAAGGATCGCGGCAAATTGCTGGGGATTGTTTTGAAAACTAAGCCGCCGAAGAGCGTCAACCCTGCGGTGCTTGCGTATATTCCCGAATGTTCAGAACCAGTATGGATTCCGCTGGGCGAGTTGGAGTTGGTTAATGAAAGCCGGTGACCTCGTGAAACGGATTGACTACAACTGGATTGCGCTAGTGATTGAGATTAAAGAATCTGGGGGTTATAAGTATCCCAGTTTCATGATTTTAGACACTGGCGAGATTGGTTCTTGTTCTGGTACTCTTTTGGAAGTCATTAGTGAAAGTGGGTGACCTAGTGAGAATAATTAGATACGGCTCTCGTCACGCTCCAGACGGCACGATGGGAATAATCATCGAGAAGCTGCCGTTCGATCCTCGCGAGAGTGCTTGGAAGCATCAGGCTTATCACGTTCAGTGTCAAAACGGGTACCTCGCACGTCATGCTGATTTTTGTTTGGAGGTAATCAGTGAAAATCGGTGACCTAGTGAGAGTTTGCAAGGTCGATGGTTATCCGATCGGTTTGGTTGCCGGGGTTTCGTATCTCATCGGGCTCACGCCATGCTATAAGATATTGCTTGACGGCAAATATTACCCGTTCATGTCCTATCAACTTCAACTAGTCGAGGTCCAAAATGCAAAAAGCTGAAACATTTCAACATCTTAAAGTAAAGCTCAATCGAGCTAAGAAATATCTTGAACAATCTCAGCTACTTGGAGAGAAGCTGGAACTAAACGAGCAATTTGACAGTGATATCATAGAGATACAATCGTTGCTTGATGAGGTTTTAACCCTTGTCCACAAGAAAAGCGTTCCTATAATGATTACACGAGCCGTTAAAAACTACGGCAAAAAGGAAAACGATGTTTAAGCGTTCAGAAAAATCAACGAACATGAGCCACCTTCAAACGAAGGTTGGGCCTTTCACCGCAAACCAAATCATCGGAGCCATTGGCAAAGACCATCGAGGCGAAAGTGACAAAGTGACGATGGAATGGCTTTTTGAGGATGAAAACGGTGACGTTGTAACCCTTTATGATTACAAAGCTAACGCTTGTCAATACCCAACTGCTCAAATCTTGTGGAGCGTCGGCGGTTTTCGCAAAGACGTCGCCCACGAGTTCTCGAAGTGGCTACAAGAAAAGGTAAAGAATTCAATAACTTACAACCCTTTCGATCCAGCATGGGAAAAAATCCCTAGTGGGTGCTAATATTAAAGATTCTCGGTGGTGTCTAATGGCTCAAAAGACAACCTTTCAAGTTCTTAGCCTCTCAAATGAGAGTAAGGAAAACGATGAAAGCTAGACCATTGCCTCATCTATGGCCAAATGAGCGCCGAGAATCTTTAATTTTTCGCTTGTCCACCTGAAAACGGTGCTTATTATTATTGTGTAACGGGAACAACGGAGAAAAAGATGACCCGAAAAGATTTTCAGATGATTGCAGAAGTTGTAGGCACTACGCTAGCGACAGTAACCCCCGAAGCTCGTCAATGCCTTGCGCTTGACTTCGCTCACCGGCTCCAAGCCACTAACCCCCGCTTTGACGTCACTCGTTTCGTCAAGGCTTGTCTCAAAGAGGCCAAAAATGCTTAACGTCAGCGGTGTACCCGTAGTTTAGGCAAACGCCTTCGCGAGAAATTTTTTCCCATGTGTGCAATATGACGACACTTCACAAAGGCGATTTAGTGATCCTAAAGGGTCGCGACGAACCAAAGGGTTTGGTGATAAAGATCATCGACTCGACGGTTCATGTGCTTTGGTGGCCAACGTCAAGCCAACCCCAGATCAAGACGTTTTGCGCCGCTGATCGGCTTGCGGTCGTTCAGTCCGCTCAAAAGAAGCTCGGAAGGCCAAAGAAGGAAAAGTAATTTTCCCCCTTGTCTATCGCGGATCCGTTCTTATGTTCTAAACGTAACAGGAAAAGGACAAAAAATATGTATTGCCGAATTTGTGGAACACACCGAACGGTCGAGTATCGTCGACGCTGCTTTATGGACTTATGCGCGCACTGCAATAGCGAGACGCCAAAAAAGGCTAGCCGCTACTTTTTCGATAAGCGATATTGGAGCAACCCGGATGATATACCCGAATCAGTCAAGAAAGAATTTTATAGCGACTACAAGGTTAGCCGTTGCACGGTTGCGCAATACATCGAGCAGACTACTACACGGCTCGATTGAGCTTGAGAAGTGGCGTCATCGTCACACCTTTGAATTTACCAATTATATCAAGAGGTTATCTATATGCCATTCGTTTTTCTAAGCCAAGATGAGGCTGAAAATTTGCTCGACGCTGCCCGACAGGGGCAAGTTGCGAGGCTCGAACTCATTGAAAAGATTGAAGAAAGTGACGAAAGTGTCTTTGACATCACTGATTTGCGCCATTTTCAGGCCGAGCTTGCTCGCACGTGCCGAGTTATCGACGAAATTGAAAAAAGATTAACTTTTTCCCTTGTCGATGCTCCAAACGTTCCTAAGTTTGGTGTGTAATAAACAACTCTTTAACCTCATGAGGTAAAAATGTCGATTCAAGACAAATTTGAAAGTAATTCTAGTGGATGTTTGCAACTTACTGACCGCAGCGCCATTGAGGTTTGGCAAACTTCATCGACCCTCAACGAAGCGGAGCGTAAAGAGTGGTCACTATACCGAGACTTAGCTATCCAAAAGTTAGAAGATTACCCTAACTACAGAACTGAACTTCAGACTGAAGTCAAAGCATGGTTAAATGATGTGACAACCGTGTCACTGATACCGAGTGATCAACGAGATTGGAGGGACGATCTCAAACTAAGCGGCGCGCTGAGTAGGATTAAAACATACGCTGGTCCCGATAAAGATGGTGGGTGTGAGGATGGATTAATTAATTGGATCCGTCGGTGGCATATAAATTACTCTCGCGCCCCGTTGAAGTCCCGAGCAACACGATTACGAAAAAAAGGGGTTACTAGCCTGAAAGATCTCAAGCGAGCCAAAACCGGACGCGAGCCATCGTATTATCAGGATCTAAATGCGTATGCTGTAGCGATGAATAGTTAAAAAGTTATTTTTTTCCTTGTCTATCAATAATCCGTTCCTATGTTCTAGGTGTAACAGGAAACAACTGAAAGGAGCCCGAACGTGGCTAACAACCTTCACACTGTAATTACTTGGAAGCAAGCATGTGACACCTTTGAACGGGATCACTTGCCTAACGTCTTGCGCCATCACTACGATGGCTCGATTGACATGATCGCCGCTTGGGAAGATTGGAACAATTGGACCGATTCTTTGTGTAAGGACGGTCAGATTTCCGACTGGCAGTACGCCAATTGGTCGCACCCGCCTTACTTGGAGGACAACTAAAATGAAAATGTTTATTGCTGAAGATGGTGTAAACTCCACAAAGTTATTTGATAGCCGAACCGGCGCTTACGATGCTTTCTTAGAAAAACACGATATGGAACCCCTCCGTATTCTGGATGTGACCAACGGAAAAGAAAACGCTCTTGTTGTCTGGCGCAGCGAGGAGGATTTTTAAGATGAAAACTGGTGATTTGATTATTGCTCACGGTGAAGCGGCGTTGATTCTAGAAGTTCGTGCCGATTCAGTTAAAATTCTTATGCAAAACGGCTGGCAAAAGTGGGTTAGCGTTGGATCCAAAGATCGATCTTTGGCCGAGGGTACTTTTGTCTATGAGGTCAAAGAGAAATGAAAACTAACGATTATTTGATGAAAAAGTGGTGTTTCGGTTTCGGTCGAGGCAAAACAAAGGCCCGCGAAGAAGGCAGAATGAACGCTGACGGTGAGCTTCAGACGTATCGGAGTTATCCCAAATATCGCACGATCGTCTTTAGGGTCGAGAAGGCAGAAAAGAAGGGCACTGACTGGCACATTGAAGGCACTCAGTTTGCTTCGCTCACGGCAAAGCCCAAGAAAAAGAAGATGGTTTTGACTGAAAAGAATGGTTATTTGTACGTGTCAGGTCAAAAACGGCCTTTCCTGCGTATTCAAAACCCTGGCCTAGTCACAGAAGATGGGATCCCGCCTGTTGGCTCGCTCATCACGGTTGACAAGAAACACGCGATCGTGACTTCTGTCGAGCGCAATCAAGTGACCGTTTTTGTCAACGGTCAGATGAAAACCATCGTTTGCCGTCCCGGTCAAATTCGTTGGCACTCCGACAAGGTGCTAGCTCACGCGGTTGGTGTATAAGTGATTGATATTACAGTAAAAAATGTTGACGTCATAGCACTGCGTGACCAACGAAATGCCCTGCTCGCCACAATTGAGGACGTCGAAAGTCTTCAACTTCGACACCCCACGTTTGTGAAACTCCAAATTGAAAGGCTCGACGGCATTGTCTCGCTTCTAAATGCTATGCTAGACAACGCGGAGGGCGTAAGTGATTGATATTACAGTCATTATTTGGCTCGCGCTAACCCTTGGAACTCGTTGGCTTTTTGACCAACGACGGAAAAAGGGCAATTATTTTCTTTAGTTAGAAAAAAAGCCTGTCACGAGAATTTTTTTTCACTCTACCCCTTGACCATGGTGGATCCGTTCTTACTATTTATATATAAGAGACGAGCCAATATCGGTAGTCATGAAGGATCACGAGCGAAAGCGTTGACTGATGAAAGGGTGTTATGCCGCCCTTCCTTGTTTCTTTTTCTAATTTCAATATACATTTCAAAAGGTCACCCGATGAAAAAGAAACTTTTCGATTTTTTCCAAACCAAAGGCGCGGCCACCACGATGGAAGCGGCGATCGATGCGTTCAAAGCACGCAATCCAAAGGCCCATCGCGTTTCAGGCGCTTGGAAAGGCGCTTATCCCGGCGATCGTAACGGTCGTTGGGTCACCATTGAAATGAGCTACACAGAGGGATCATAATGTTAATTCAAGGTTGTATTGTTATCGGTTGTCAAATTATTGCCAGCTTCGGTATATGGCACTTCATTGCGAGGCCCTAAATGATAGTAGGCGACAAAGTACGATTGACCGGCATCACGCGACACGGCAAGAACCGGATCCGTGAACAGGGCGATTTGTGGACCGTCACGGCAATGACGCCAGCGCGCCAATCGAGCTTCGTACCGGTTGACACCGAGATCGCGCTACTCCGGGCAGATTCGAACCCCGAAAAATGGTGGCGTTGGGTCGAGGTCAAGAATGATAAGAATTTTCATGTAAAGAAGATATCTAGTGATTCCAGTGAGTTGCTAGGTGCGTAAATTGATTCGCACCCCGTTACATAGGGCGAATAAGTGCGTAAAACACTACCCAAGTGCGTAAAAGGTTTCGCACCTAAAAGCATCAAATTGATAAGTTGAGGAGAGCGATCATGCCCCCAAGCCGTTGAAATCATTAGGAAATCAAAATAAATGCCCAAAATGACCAAGTTGGCACAGGACTTGCAATATATATAGGTATGAATTCGTACTTTCGCGACAGTTCAGAGACTCAAAGAAAAGTGAAAAAAGATCGTCTTACCCCTTGTCTGGCCCATTCTGGTGCTTACTGTTTAGGGGTAGAAGAAAACACAACTTGCTCAGGAGCAAAATCTACATGAGAACCGCAATTGCAACGCTAGCTTCCGCCGTCAACATTCTAAGCCGTGACGAGCAAATCGCACATGCTGCCGCTTTTCAAAAGACCGGCAACCGTCGAGCAATGGACGCGCTGATCCGCTCCAATATCCCGCTTGCGATCAAGGTCGCAAAAAAGCACGTTCGCAACACCGTCGATATCGATGATCTCTTGATGGAAGCTGTGACCGGAATCATGCGAGCCGGAGAAACTTTTGATCCGTCTTGTGGCGCATCTTTCACAACTTACGCCCGCCAGTGGATGACGGCAAAATGCCAACAATACGTGCAAGAAAATTGTGGAACCATTCGAGTCGGTTCGCGCACTGCTCGCAAGTTGTACGCTTCACTTCCGCGCCTTCGTCGTCAATTCGGTTCTGACGTCGATAATGACACGATCGCATGCGAACTCGGCCTAAACATCAAAGACATCGAAAAAGCGCTTTCTTTGATCGGAAAACGAGCCGCTTCGCTTAACGCTCCGTTGAATTCTGACGGCGCAACCGTCGCGAACACGATCGCGGATAGCAGGATCCTACAAGATGAAAAAATGGACCGAACTGACCAAAGCAGGAAGATCGGCGAGATTCTTAATGGTTTCCAGAAAACTTTGAAAAATGACCGTGACGTCAAAATCTTCACTCACCGCGTTGCTTCCGATGTCTTCGAGAATGATAAGCTGACAACGGTCGAGCTTGCAAGTGAGTTTGGCGTTTCAAAGCAACGCATTGCCCAAATTGAAAAGGGAATGGTTCAGAAGCTACGCAAAGCGCTCCAAACGTGCGCTTTGGCTGCTGTAAACTAGGTTTACACTGCGTTTGCGGTCGTACTACCCAAACCCTTGCAAGTTAACACATTGAAAACATTACGAATTGCTTAGGGTAACTATATTACGTGGTAATTAGTTTTTGCCTATGAATTCAATATAATAGGAGATAGAAGGAAAAGAGACGAGTACGAAGGGTTGGATCTAGTGTGTCAACCTGCTAAACGTTAACTTACTATACATGTGTAATTACTTCCCACTAAGGGCAAACGCTCTACAGGAGCGCATTTATTGCGCATGTAAACCTACTATACACACAAAGGATAAGATAAGTGACTGATATTGCTGCAATTATTTATATCGCGTGTGCCTTTATTTTAGGCGCTGCGATCGGCTTCGTCGGTGGCCTAGCAGGCTATGTAACCAAAAGAGGCGAGAATAAAAAGAGTAATGATATCAGGTAGTTAATTAAGCTTTCCCTTAGCAAGAGAAAGAAAGAGAGTGTATAGGAACTAAACATGGGCGACATTATAGACTTCACAGAGCATTATATGCATAAGCTAATCGACAAATACGCCAAAGCCAACGACGAGAAGATGGCCTGGGCGCTAGCAGAGACGCTAGACAAGTATATACTAGGCGAGGTCGGTATACTATTAATCGAAGGGATTCCAGTACCTTACGTCGAACAACCGATCGAGCTAAGCGAAGAAGAGCCCGAGGAATAAGTTGTCTACGACTAGGGCAAACATAAACTAACCCATTGATATTAAAGGAGAAATAAATATGCGATAATACCGTATAGCTAGTTAACATAAGTGTAGAAATATGCTACAATCTGTTAATGTGTGTATTTATTGCACATAGCAAAGCGTAGTGTATAGCAACTAAACACGGGGGCCCCCCTCCCCCTACCCCGGAATCTATGCATAGTAAGTATACGGTCTAGGCCGGGCTAGATGTGCACGTGTTGCGCACACGGAAATTTTCTAGATTTTTGCAATGGCTAAGCCTATTTACTATATCACCGAGGCTATAACAAAATGAAAATTACAAAGTCGGATATTAAAAAAATCATCCAAGAAGAAACTAAGAATGTTTTGGATGAACTCTGGATGGAAGGCGAATGGGGCAGCGATGAAGATTCACCTGAACGTAGGGCTCGCGCGCGAGAACGTGGTGAGATTGACGTCGAATTTCGCCCTGGGCGAAAAATGACCAGTGACGCTTGGGCGCAATTTACCGATGATGAGCGGACGTCGTATATGGATGCAGAGGCTGATTTCGATAATGCTGCGGAAGATGCGCAAGCAGCTGCAGCTCAAGCCAGGAAAAAAATCCAAGTTAACCCCAAAACTAAAAAGCCTCGCCTCACCAGAAAAGATATGGACAACATCCGCATGGGACGAAAAGATGCTAGCTTTCGTGAAACCGATGAATACAAAGCTTCTTTGGCGCAACGTGATGCAAGGCGCGATTGGGTTGGCCGGCATAGAAAAGGTTATAAGTGGCAGGAGGATCCTCAAGCGCGGATTGATAGAAACCGACCTAAATTTAAAGCAGCTCGTGAAAAATTCCTTAGCAAAGCAACACCTGAACAATTGGCCAAGGATAAAGCAGCCTTGGCTCAGGCGGTTGCAATGAATCCCCCAACGTCAATTGCAAAGGAAGAGCCACCTCCCTTGAAGGAAGGTAAACCAATTGGTACGGAAACAGTGGTGGGTACGAAAACGCGCACTTATGACACCAAGACCGGCAAAATGACAAAATGTGTACAAACGGGTGATATGAAATGTCCTCCTAAAAGCGAAAGCATGGAGTTGGATGAAACCGATACGTCATGTGCCGGAGTACAAGATATTGATCAGCGTCGACGATGTGAAATAGCACGCGCAGAAAATCGATCTGTGTCATCCAAAAACGAGGGCAGGACGCGGAAGAAGAATGCACCCGATTTTGATATTTCAATGAAAGAACTTGAAAAACTAATCCGATAATTAACGTTCCCACCATTTCTCGAAGTAATAATGTACAACCGTCATAATGGCGTTGATTATTAACGTTAGGCCAATAGATTTCGTCATCGATCCTATGAATGGATAACAAATTAACGTGGCCAAGGTCATGGATATAAAACGCCAAGAAATTACTTTTTTGGCTCTCCGACTAATTCGCATAGTAATAATATAGGAACGTTAGAACAAAGTACAAGTTAACGTTTATTGACTGTTAAGAAAAATTTCGGGGAAAAAATTGCCGGATTTTGGTGGGCGTTCTTCAAGATAAGCAACTAATTACTCTATGGAAAGGGAGAATTCTGTATGAAAATCACAAAACAACAACTTAAACGGATTATTAAGGAAGAGATAAAATCTCTCAAAGAAGCGCAAGAGATCTGCTCACACGGCTACTGCTCCCCAGAAACCCTCGCTAAGAATCACGTCGTCGGCTTATATCGAGAGCCCGGTGATCACGAGGGATGGTTGTTAAAAGATTTTGTTAACATGTGGAAGCCATGGTGCGTTGGAAAAGAAGCAACAGAAGGGTATAACGAAGGAAACATGGTTTATCTTCCGTGGTTAGTCGAGATGGATTCTGTGAAAAGACCGAAGTATGCGTGCGATTACGCGGTGGCGCTTAGAGATGGGTTGCAGGATATTCTTGAAAAAGGGCGAGTGCACCCTAGAAATAAAAAGACTATGGAAAATTTTCTGACAAAGATAGGTGGACTAGTCTACCCAACGACGGATATACCCATCGCGGAGGGTCAATCAATGAAAATAACAAAACAACAACTTAAACGAATTATTAAAGAAGAAGTTGATGATCTGTATGGTGAGGATTTTACACCAGAACAACAGGAAGTTATAAAGATGATGGATTCTTTAACTGAGGCCATAAAACTTATGGGTCAATCCAATCCAAATATGACTGATAATTATATTAGTTTATTTAGGGCTCTCATGGGCGTTGGTGTTAACGTTAAAAACGTGTCAATGATGGCTTAAAGGAAGATAAAAAAATGAATATAACAAGATCTCAACTTAAACGAATTGTTAAAGAAGAGCTTGGAAAGTTGGAAGAAGCCCGTCGTTCAGATGATGATATATATGAAGATTTGAAAGATTTGGTTATGGGTCTGAATATGATGTCGCGACAAGATAAAAACAGTATTATTGGTCAGGCTGAAGCGGCCCGTGGTGGAGGCAGGAATAAAGTTAAGATAAATATGTGGATTGCACAAACTTTGGCACAGGCGTTCCCCCAGGCGTCATCAGTCCAGAGAAGATTAAATGTTATCATGAGAGGTTAATAGTTAGTTATATCATGCAAAAATATAAAAAACCAAAGAACAAAGTGAACCTCACAAAAACCAAAAATCGTGGTTCAATGCCTTATCTTCCAGCAAATATCGCGAATTTGCCAAAAAATATACCTCCGCTTCGAAAATATGGAACATATTTTGATCCCTGGTGGGATTACGAAGATAAAATCGATGATGTGAGTGATGCACTTAAAGTTAAACGACTTGAAGTAAAGCAACGTAAAAGCAAAAAGATTAAGTATAAAAAAATTAGTTTATGGGAATATGAAATAACAGCAACAGATCGATCCGTCGGGGTAATTAAAGAAAACAGCAGTAGTAAATGGAAAATTGAACCATCATTTAAGTATGACGAGGACCTTTATTCTCGTATAACTTTAAAAACAGAATATCATGATTTTTCTGAAGCTGGAAGGGCTTTGGTTGAAATGTGGATTAACAGCTAACATAGAAAAATCATATACTATTTATTAATATAGGAAATTTATATATGAATATTACAAAGAAACAATTAAAAAGCATCATTAAAGAAGAAATAGAAAGTTTCCTTGGTGAAGAGCTTGATGAGATGGAATTGGATGAAAATGATCTTTATGAATATCTCGATGAAGAAGATTTGGATGAAAACGACCTCTTAGAGTTTGAGGGCCTGTCAGGACGTATCATGCAGGCCCTTGAGCCTCGCCGCAAGGAGCTACCACAGCAATCTATAGGTACTGGCCAAAAATGGGCTGGTACCGAGAAAGCTAAGCGACATCCGGACGCCGGCGGCCAAGAATACAGGGACAGAATGTGGAAGCGGAACCAGCAACGTGGAGCTGAGATGGAACGTTACGCTGCACAGCAGAAAGCCAAGAAGAGCCAGGCGGCACGTAAACGCCTTGGGGTTCCCCCGGGCGAAGCGCTGGGTAACAAAGCGTTCTATTTACGCGACGATGAACCCGGAAATGCCTTCAGTACGGATGAAAATGATCTTTATGAGTATCTTGATGAGACAGATCTTCTTCATGAAGAAGATCCAGCGCTGGATGGAAGCGCGTACCGAGATCCAGACGAAGCCGAAGCTGAACGCCAACGAGCTATGAATCCGCCGCCAGTGCGTGACGATACAGGCGGCATGGCTGCAGCGCATAGACCGTCAGGCATGCCATATGGTTCTTCTCGCGCTAGCACTATAGCTGATTATAAATCTGGTAGAGTTGGCGC